AAAACGATTAAAAAACGAACAGGCACAACAGTCACTTTTTTAACACAACAGTGGTCGCCCTTTTTTATTTTGGGTAACTACTTATATAACACACTAAAGTGTTCAAAACGCTGATGCTTAGTAAATTAGAAACATTAAATATAACAGCTAGATTTAGGCTATTTCCTTATGTGGTTTGTGGATCAAACAAATTTTTGTATCAGTTATCTCATTTTAAAAGAAGAAGAACGTGCCCTTTTAAAAAATTAACTTACAATCCAAAAAGAAAAGCTTACCGGATAAATTCGCAATGGGTCTCTAAGAAAAAACTACATTCTCTTATAAAATTAAAAAATGAAATCATAGAAATATTTTAACTTATCAACTATTAGTTGATAAAATACCAGTATCACTCAATTAATTTAGCATCGTATAGAGGTGTTATATGCTAAAAAGTGCGTTAATAAATAGTGGTTTTGCTAGTTCAGCAGATGGTATTGTAGGTAATACTGGTTTTTTTAACTTTTTAGGTGGTGCTACCACAAAAAATGGCACCGCAGTATCTTCTTCATCAGCAAAAACCTTATCTGCTTTTTATAATGGCATAACTATTTTGTGTAACGATTACGCAAAATTGCCAAAATTTGTTATTAAAAAAGAAGGGGATGCAAGAAAAAAAGACACTTCACATCCATTAAACAAGCTTATAGATCAGCGGCCAAGTCCTTTAATGTCTGCATTTAATTATGATTCTATCATGATGCAATGTGCTATCTTAAAAGGCAATGCTTATTCAGAAATAGTTAGAAATGCAGCAGGAAAAGTTATTAGTAGAGAATACATTAACGAGGTAGATACACCTGTTACTGTAAAAAAATTCGATGGCAAGCTCTATTATGAATTTGATAATAGAATCCTAGAAGCTAAAGACATAGAGCATGTAATTGGTTTTACAGAAAATGGCATAACTGGAGTAGGCGTTGTTACCTATGCAGCTAAATCGCTAGGAGTAGCATTAAGCAGCCAAGAATTTGCAGAAGAATACTATGCCTCTAGAGGTATTGGTATGGCAGTAGTAACTTCCTCTAAAGAAATAAAAAACGAAGCTAAAATAAGATATGGAGATGCTATCCAAGCTCGTTTAAATTCTTCAGCAAATTATAAAGTATCTGTTATAGACGAAGCAGGTTCTTTTCAGCACATAAAACTAACGCCCCAAGAAAGTATGTTTTTAGAAACCAACAAATTGGCTGTACAAGAAGTAGCTCGTTGGTTAAACATACCGCCTCATAAATTAAAAGACACAGAGAATTCTAATTATTCTAATATGGAATCTCAAAATATAGATCATGTCTCCAATAGCTTATTGCCATGGTCTATTAAGTTTAGGCAAGAAAAAAACTACAAGCTGTTTACCGATGCAGAAAAAAATAGAGGGTATCAAATAAAACACAATACCAACTCTTTACTAGAAGCCGATAAAAAAACCCAAGCAGCATTTTTAAGTACAATGATCTACGCAGGTGTATATACAAGAAATGAAGTTAGAAATCTATTTGATTTAAACGAGTTAGATGGGTTATCAGACCCTTTAACTGCTGTAAATATGAATACAAAAGAACAAGTAGATGCTAATTTAAAAAAATTAACAGATGAGTAAACCAAGAATAGTAACTAGAGATGCTTTTGTAAGAGATACAACAGCAGAAATGATTGAAAAAAGACAGGTAGAATTTGTGATCTCTACAGAAGCTGTAGATACTTATAGAACTGTTTTTAAGTTAGATGGTTGGGATTTAGCAGACTATACTAGAAATCCTATTGTATGCTATCAGCATCGAGCAAATTCAGACGATCCAGACAATATTATAGGTACTTCTACAGTACGAGTAGAAGGGTCCGAGCTTATAGGTACAGTAACTTTTGAGCCAGCAGAAATTAATCCAAGAGCAGAAAAGATTTTTCAAAAAGTACAGTCTGGTACATTAAGAATGGCTTCTGTAGGAGCTAATGTGCAAACAGCAAGATTTGGTGTAGAAGAAAACGAAGAAGATCCAGAGGTATTGTATTTCACAAAACAACGCTTAATGGAGTGGTCTGTAGTTTCTGTAGGGTCAAATCCAGATGCTCATAAAAGAAACGCAGAAACTCTAGAAGAAATGCGTAGTTCTTTAACAAAAGAAATCAACGTAGAATCAGAAGCAGTAGTTTCTTTTGATCCAACAAAAAGAAGTCTGCGAGAAGCAGAATTATTAATAAATAAGTAAATAGTAAAGATGAAAAATTCAATTGAATTAAAACAAGAACGTGCTTCTCTAATAGACCAAGCACAAGGTTTAGTAGATGCTGCTAAAGCCGAAAAAAGAGAGCTAACCTCAGAAGAAGAAACTTCTTTTGATGATTTTATGGCTCAAAGAAAAGCCTTAGATGCTAAAATTAAAAGAGCAGAAGGTATTGAAGAAAACCAAAAACGAGCTGCACAAGCTGCTGGTGTTATTGTTGGTGGCAACGAGCAAGAAGAAAGAGAAACCTTAAAAAAACGTTTTTCGCTTCATAAAGCCTTACGATCTCAATTACCAGGCGGGGTGTTAGATGGTGTAGAAGCAGAATTGCATCAAGAAGCTGTAAGAGAAGCTAAAGGTTTTGGAGGTACTATTGAAGGAGTGGCTGTACCAAACAGCATGAGAGCAGATGCACAAACCGTTACCCAAGATTCAGGAAACTTTGGAGGTAAACTAGTTTTTGAAGAATACAAAGGGCTTATAGATGCTTTAACACCAAAGCCAATTGTACAAAGTTTAGGCGCACAATACATGCGTGGCCTCACAGGTACATCTGCCTTTGTTACCAATAATGGTGGTATTACTGCAACATGGGAGGGTGAAATAGCTACGGTTGCTCCAACTAAAACAGGGTATGGTAAAAAAACCATGGATCCTAAACGATTATCTTCTACTGTGCCAGTTTCTGTTCAAAACCTTCATCAATCTGTGATATCTTTAGAAACTTTAACTGCTAATGACATTCGTTTAGCTACAGAGAGAGCTATAGATTATGCAGTAATTAATGGTCCTGGTACAGGTAATGTTCCTTTAGGTATTTTAAATGCGGCTGGCGTTAATACCATTGCAATGGGTACTAATGGTGCTGCGCCTACATGGGCAAAATTAGTAGAAATGATTACGTTGCTAGAAGATGCCAATGCAGTTACCGGAGAGATTAAGTATTTAATAAATGCGCTTACAAAAGGCTATCTAAAAAGCCACTTGCATACAGCAGGAGATGCTAAGTACTTAATGAGTTCAGATAATTTAATCAATGGCTTACAAACAGGAGTTTCAACTTTTGTTCCTAAAAACTTAACCAAAGGAACTGGTACTAATTTATCGGCTGCAATTGCAGGAGATTTTAGCCAAGTTATTATTGGAGAATGGGGCTTCTCAGATATGGTTGTAGATAATATTACTCGTAAAAAAGAAGGTCTTATAGAAATTACAAACAATCAGTATGTAGATGTGCTTATTAAAGAAGAAGCAGCATTTACTGTGATCAAAGATTTTGATTTGTCTTAATAAGTGATTTGAGTTAATAGTGATTGGGGGTCTGTTTTTAGGGGGCAGGCCCTTTTTTTAAAACCATAAAAAAAAATAAGATGGCTCCAGTAAAAAAAGTAAAAGTAAAATTTCTAGTATCTCCAACAGGGTTGTATGGTTTGGGGTACAATGTAGGGGATGTAGCTTCTTTATCAAAAACCCAAGCAGATACCATTGTAGAAAATAAACATGGTGTATTTGTAACTAAAAAATAATAGATCATGGCTTTTTATATAGAATTAGATCACACACCAGACGAAATTGTAACACTTCAAGAGTTTAAGGCTCAGTTAAAAGAAGTAGATCCAACAGAAGATCATCCAGAAGATGCGTTGTTTCAACAATACATAGATGCAGCGGTAGAAGAATGTGAATCGTATATAAACAGAGCTATTGTAGAAAAAAAATACAAAATATCTGGTAAAAGCTTTGAAGAAGCAATTACAAGTTCTTTGCATACCATTATTGCTATCGATGAAATAGCGTACAAGCCAGCAGATTACACAAGTGGTGATTTAACTGTTTTAGATGCAGAAAATTACACGTTAAGCAAAGTAGATTCTGTAGAAAACAAAATAGAATTTTTGGAAAACATTACGCTTCCAAAAATTAAAGAATTTACCCCAGATGCAGTGCAGGTTTCTATTACTGTAGGCTTGCCAAAGGTATATAAAAAAATAAAGCAAGCTGTGTTGTTAAAAGCAGTAGCTATGGATCAATTGCGTGGAGATTACGTAAAAAACAAAACCACTGCATCAGAAAGGTTGTTGCAGTCATTAATAAAATATTAAAGTGCAAGTAAAACTAGGAGCTTTTAAAAACAAGATACAAATTCTGCAAGAATCTAAAACTAAAGATGCAGCAGGAAGTACA